TTGATTATCTCAATTCTCTTAAGTCGAATGTTCTAACACCATCAACTGTGATACGTCCGTAGAAACGGTTATTAACCATTTTCTTAGCGTAACGTGTCATAATACCTTTGATAGGTGTAAAGTTGAATGGGTTATACATTGTTGGAGTTAATTGTAATGGTACGTATGGTGCGTAGATATAACCTGTGTCTAACAATGATGTTCCTTTGTGTCCCATTAACACTTGGTTTGGTGGGAAGTAAGGGTCACGGTAAACTTGGTAACGTCCTGCAAGAGTACCAACTCTTTCAATACCCATGTTGTATTGGTCTTGCTCAGGAGAAGCGTTTGATACGTGGAAGTATTCTAAATCGTCAAAGATAGCTGAGATTTCAGAAGAAACTACAATCCAGTTAGCCCCACCTCTTAATGTAGATTTGTGGATTTGAGCAGAGATTTGGTTAATCGCTGTGATAAGCGTTTGGTTCCAGTCTTTTTGAGTGTAAGGAACTGCAGAAGACCCTAAACGTTTCCAACCATTGTAATCCCAACGTAAGTTCCATGCTGCACCTTTACGTAAATCTCTTAAGATTTCACGGTCGATTTCAGCCGCAACTTGCTCAGATAATAAAGCTGTTAATTCAGCTTCAGCATCGATGTTGTGGAATGCAGCAACGTCTTGTGCCATTTCAGGAGACCATTGTGCTCTTAATTTTCTTTCTGTTACAGAAACAGTTACTGACATTAAGTCAAAAGAAACCTCACCAATTCTATCTTCAAACTCTAAGTTTTTGTAGATTCTATAACTAGCAACGAATGCGTTGTTATTTTCTGTGTTACTTGAGAATGTTGAACCTGTGTAACCGTCCATTGAACCACCACAAGTAATACATACTGGTACTTGTAAATCAACCTCTAAATAGATTTTTCCTTCAGCATCACATAAGTTGTCATATTGACCACCACCTGTTTTACTTTCAGGGAATAATAATGTAGAGTTGTTGTTTCCGTACTCAACAATACCTTTACCATATCTTTGAGTAACAACTCTAAATAAGTAAGGGTTAGTTGTATTTGCAGATGTATACCAGTTAGTTCCAACACCTTTAATAGTTAAATCAGCTAAGAAAGATTCATTGTCCATTGGTTGACCATCAGGACCGATTAATTTACCCGCTCCATTAGATGCAAAACCTGACATAACGATTAATACTTTTCTATAGTCACTAGTTGAATACGAAGAAGGTACTAATGAATCACCAGCCCAAGCAACAGTAACAACTTTAGTTCCATTAGTACTTAAATGAGTAACAGCAGAGAATTGTCCTTTTGAATAGTCATATAAACCTGGTGGGTCTAAAGCTGGTTCGTTACCTTCATAGAATCTATCGTAAAGGTCTTTAGTGTTGTTGTAGTCGTAACCACTTCCTGGTCCATCAGGTCCGTCAATTGCGTTGTCATACCCAGGTGCTCCGTAAGGTTTACGGTGAATACCATTAGTAGATGTTGAATCTTCAGTATACGATTGGATGTTTGGTACGAAGTAGAATAATTTACCGATTGGTAAGTTCATAGCTTGTACAGAAACGATGTCGTTAGATAATAATTTAGAGAATACTCTTCTAACAATTGGGAAAACCACTGTTTCAAATGCACCTGTATCAGATGTAGATGATGCTTCGTTAATTAAATACGATGCTTGGTTTTCATATAATTGTGCAACGTTTTCTCTCATGTGACCTTTAAGACCCTCTAAGAATCCTAATTTGTCCCATTTGTTGATTGTGTCTTCTTTGATAACTTTAAGGTGTTTTAACCCGATGTTACCAACTAATCCTGATTCTAATAATGCTCCCATTTTAAAATATTTGGTTTTTAATTTTTATTTATTTATTTTTGATTACCCTAATTTACTCATCAAATCTTTCATTCTCATGAATTGCGGATTTTCGTAAGTTTTTGATTCAATTAAAGTAGTCGATGAACCTGTAGATACAGTTTTTTGAAGTTTGTTCTCCACTGATTCACTAATTGATTTTTTAATTTCCGGTTTAGATAATTCACCTTTGATTGACTGATAAAGATTTTTAGATTCTTTTAAAGTTTCAACATCGTCAAATCTTCTTAAGATATTAATTTTCTCTTTTTTAGTAGTCGAATGTTCAGTAAACAATCTAGTTGCATATGCCAAGTTTGAATTGAAGATTGCAACTTCGTTAAGTTTTTCTCTGAAAACATTTAACGCTTTTCTGTATTCTTCATTTTTTTCTCTCAACATAGTTACCTCTTGAGTAGATTCTACTTTTACTCCATTTTTACCGTAAACATAATTTCTGTTATTAGTAATCCCTTTTCTAAGTCCTCTACCTTCTTTGGAACCCATTCCGTATGTTCTAGCAGCCTCTTTTGTTTCTTCTTTTTCAAAAGCCTTTCTTTTTAAAGTGTCACCTTTTTTAGTAGTGTAATCTTCTTTACCTTTCATGGTTTTAGATTTCTCACCCTTATTCATTCCGTAATCACCTTCTTTTGTTTCTGCCTTAACAACTTTGGATTTTCCTTCCATATTTGCACCTTTCTTGTAATCGAATTTAGCTTTACCTGTACCTACAGATTTTGGACCTTCTTTTTTATTTTCATCGAATCCGCCATCGGCTTTATCTTTGTAAGTAAATTTAGGTCCCTTACCAATTCCAACACCTTTAGGTTTAATTGTTGATTTTGATTCTCTAACAGTTCTTCTTTGGTTGTAAGATTCTTCTAAGTCCTCTTCGTCGTCATATTGTTCGTCCATCATGTCGTCGTCTTCGTCCTCTTCGTCGTCGTATTGTTCGTCCATCATGTCATCATCTTCTTCTTCGTCGATAAATTCTTCTTCTTCATCGTCTTCAAATTCAATTTCAAACATAACTTCTTCTTCGTCTTGGTCTAATTCGATGTCATCAGCATCACCATCCGCAAAAATCGCATCAAGTACGTCATCTGTAGTTTGGTCATCCATTTCACCTAATTCTTCAAAATCAAATTCCATGTCATCCTCTTCGTCTAACAATTCATCTTCATCTTCAGACTCACCAAGTTTAACAATGTATTCTGAGTCATTATCGTTATCAGTTAAATGAATATCCTCACCGTCCTTTTGAACGATAATTCCATCTTCTTCACCCATAGCTTTAAATACTCTAAGAATTTCTTCATCAGAAGCTCCTGTTAAATCAATTGGACTTTCGTCAGAATCCATGTCCATGTCAAAATCCATGTCCATTTCATCCTCATCTTCATTATCAGTATCCATATCAAAATCCATTTCCTCTTCGTCAGAGTCCATTTCATCATCCATGTCAACATCTAATTCAACCTCATCTTCTTCTTGTTCAGAAAGAGATTCTTTTACTAACTGATTGATTTCTTCCTTCATAGTTGAAGCAAGTATTCCTTTTGCATTTTCGGCTATAGCTTCTTCAACTTGTTTCATTTGAATAAGTGCCTCTTGTACTAATTTGTTATTTTCTTGCATGAAAAATTATTGTTATTTTCATTATAAATATTACCAAAAACAAAAAAAGTTTATTTTATCTAACTATTAGACAAAATAAACTTTATTTAAGTACAAAAAAAAAGTAGCCGAATTTGACTACTTTTTTAAAATTAGTTATTGGATAACCTCATCAATTTTACTTTCAGAGACTGAGGTAATTCTCCACTCATGTGCAAACCCCTCATATTTTTTTGTAACTTTGGCTTCAACATCTGTTACTGAATACCCTTCTACAAGTTTTTCTTCTCTAATTTTTTTAATTTTACCTGTTTTATCGTCAGGTAAGTCATACTGAATTTTTGCTACGAAATACTTTTCTTCCATGTGTTTTTTTATTTTCCTAAAAAGTCGTTTAATTTTTTCATTAAGTCAACTGACTTCTCAACATAATCGTCTTTTTGTTTATATTTTTTTTCTTCTTCAAGATTTTCTTCATACTTGTCTCTATCGTCAGCATTTGTAAACAAATACGCTCCCGGTGTTGATGGTGATGATACTAAGTCAAAACAAATTAATTCAAAATCATCTTGAACTTCGTTTCTTTCCCCAACTTTTTTAAGTGAACCAACCCCACGAGAAGAAATACCTAAAGTAACTCCTTGTCTCATTAAATTTGCTGCTTGGTCTCCTTTAGTTGAAACAATTCCTCTTTCATGAAATCCCGGAGAAGTTAATAATTTAAGTTTTCCCATTAATATGTTTCTATCCCACCATACGTCAGTAATGATATGAGATACTCGGTCTAAATCAATTAAAGATGATTCAGGGTGATTTAACTCTGATGTTGATAATCCTTTTTCGATTGCAATTTTATAATTGTCGGCCTCTCTTTTTAATATCCTTTCAGGGTATGTTCTACCATTTCTGTTAGGTGTATCATATTTTTGTAAAACGGCATAAAATTCAAATGGGTTTCTATAATCCATTTCTTTAGCCTCTCTTAAAACCTTTTCATTATGTTTGTCTTTTGGTGAAACCCAACCTGCGTCAGCCTCAACTAATATACCGTGTCCGGTTTCGGTTGCCTCTAATATTCTTAATTGTTTCATTAATTCTTTTTAAGATAAATATATCAATTATGATACTTTACAAGATAACCTCTTTTTTTGTGGTTGAAAATTCAAAATATTTGTTTGTTGTGATGTTATTATTATAAATGGATTGGACTATATTTTTTACGGAGTCTTTAATTTCTATGGATTTAAAATCTAATTCGTTTGTTGTGTATAGATTTATTTCTAAATTAAAAAACGATTTTTTACCGTGAGATATTCCACTGGTTCTTAAGTCTAAATCCACAATACTTTTATTTTGGAATAAATCAGTGTTAATGGACTTATAAACAGAGTGTTTAATCTCTCGACTTAAATTGGAAACAACTCGATTCCAATTATCGTATTCTTCTTTTGGGGTTACCCATGATTGGATGTTTATGTAAACTGATTTTAAGTTTTTTGAATCTACGGTACCATAGACCGATTTAATTGGATTGTATAAATTTAATTTTACACTTTTTCCTTTTTTCATTAATGTTTTTCATTATAAATGTTTATTGGTTATAATAAAAATATAATTGAAATTATTGTGTATGTCAAAAAAAAAAAGTGTTTTTACCGTTTGAATTGCAAAAACACTTATTGATTTATAATGTAATATGTTAAATTAAATAGATTCTTCTAAATTTTTAAGTTTTAAAAAATTCATTTGGTCGAACTTTTCATCTTTTAATCTATCAATAGTTTCAGAAATTTTTGTTTTCATTTCAAACTCTTGTTCAGTATCTAACATCCCTTTAAGTTTTGTGATTGTATTCTCACGTAAAGTTTCAAATTTAGTTTCAAGAGTCTTAGTATCTTCAGAGATTAATTGGAAAAATTCTTTTTTAGAATTTTCATCTAAGTTCTCAATATATCCTCTTAATGTTTGGTTGGCGATACTAACCATCGATTTAATTGGAATATTAATTGATTCTTTAACCGTTTCTTTTTTAGTAGTTAAAACTTTAATAATGTTTTTCTTAGCATTTACTCTTTCAAGTAAATTTAATTTGTTTGAATATGCCAATACATCTAAATCAGAATAATTATTTTTAATTGTTTCTGATAGACTTTTTGGTGATTTTATTGTTGGTAAAATTTTATGTAATAAACTAATCCCTTCTTCTAAAAATTCTTTAGCGTCCTGTTCAGATAAACCTTGAGGCGTACTTAATTGGTCATATAAAGCATAAGCCTTTGACATAGATTTATTGTTCAGAACATTATGTTTGAACTCTCTTAAAGATTTTTTGAAATCTTTCTCGTCACTATATGACTCAAGTAGATTTTTTTCGATTATGGATTTTAGGTTTCCGAAGGTCATTACGCTTAATTTTATTAAATAAATATTAGGAATTTAGTAACTTATCCAATTCTTTTGAAATTTCTCCTAAAGATTCTTGACCATGACCTAAATTAATCATTCGAGCCCCGTCAATTAGGTTATTCTCAACTAACATATTTAAGTTATTCATTCGTGATTCTGGCGTTATTTCAGCCTCACCTCCCGCCGGTGGTGGAGCTGCCGTTTCCTCACCTGCCGGTGGTAGTTCTTCACCTCCACCTAAATCAGCAGTTTCAAAACCACCTCCACCAAATGATGGTGTAGGTTCTGATGTTTCAGACGATACTGCCGCGGTAGAACCTGATGTATTACCATAAAGTTTATCGATATTATCGAATAATCCTGTTTTAGTTATAACAGTTGCAGTTGCTTTAAGTTCTTCACCAACAGCTCTTTCAATTCTTTGTTGTTGTAAATCCAAACGAACTTCTTCATCTGACCATCCAAATATATGTTTTTTAGCCCATGTTGATGATGTTGCTTGAATACCATTTCCTGGGTCGGCAACTAAATCTTTGTATAATAAAACTTTTTCTTTCCAAACATCAATTTTTAATAAATCCGCCTGTGTTGAAGGATTCGATAAACCTAATGTGAAATTATCTAACTCATCTTCAAACCCAAGTAAAAATAAATGAACGATTGCAATTTTATTTAATTCCGCAATCATACTTTTTTGGATTCTGTTAATAGTTCTTGCAAAACGAATATCTTGTAATGATAAATTTTTACCATCCCCAACTACTTCTTCAAATCCTAAGAACGCCTTAGGGACACGAAGAGCGGTTAATAATTTCTTTTGGATGTATTCAATATCCGCAATCTCAGAAAGGTTTGTTGCTCCCGGTAATGTTGTAATAGGGTCCGGTGCTGATGGGTCTCTAACAGGAATGAAATAATCTTGGTCAACCGCCATTTGATTAAACCTCATATCTACGTTACCTGTTTTATTATCCACTACTTGTTCTCTTTTGAATTTGTTTGCAACACGTTGTACATAAGCCTCAACATCATCATCGTTCATATTACCTACGAATACTTTAAACATTCTTCTCTCAGGAGCTCTTGATGTACGATAAATCAACATTGCATCCTCTGATAACAATAATTGTTTCCAAATACGTCTTGCTTTTTCTAACATAGATGTTCCGTAAGGAAGTTTTCTATCATCACCTAATAATCTAAAGTGACCAATCTCCCATGATTGGAATTCCATGTTTTTATTTTTCCAAGTAAAATGAAGTGACTTTTTATCTTTATCTATTTCATGAGTAATATCCGTAGAGATTTTTGCACTAACACCTACTTCATGACGTTCAATTTCAATTGTCGGTAATTGTTGTACTCCAACAATACCTTTCTCCGGGTCTAATTTCAAATAAATAAAGTTATCACCATACTTACAAGTGTTTCTTGTCCACATTGGTAAGTTAGTGTTAATATCAAGTGAGTTGTTAAATAAATCGGCTAGTACCCCTTTTATTCTTTTTGATTCAGAATAAATTTGTAGAATAAAACCATCTTCATCTGTTGTTGTTGATTCTTCCGCATAGATATCTAACGCAGCAGAAATCTCAGGAGTATACTCCATTGACTCGTAATCGTATTGTGCGGATAACCTTGATGGTTCGTAATAGATTGCTTGGGAATATAAGTTATTCTCAACTTTTGCCCATTGATTTGTTAAGTAATAGGTTTGTTGTGCCTGTAACTTCTCTTTTTCGTATTCTTCCTTACTTTTGGTACGTAATAATTCCTTCTTATCAAACTTAAAAGTTGGATAATCTTGATTCAACAGAGAATTAGGTCCAAATGTTTGGGATAATCTCTGCCATACCGTCATATTATTTTGTTGTTCACTCATGATATAAATTTACTTGTTTCCTCAGTAATATAAATAGTATTACCCACCAAATAACCACCCATACTTTTGGTAATCATCTCTTGTCGGTCCTTGATTAATTGGGTGTTGTCTACCCATTTGAGGAACCATTGGGTTAAAGAACTCTGAAGAGTTTTTATTTTCAGTAACAGCTGTTGACCATGAATTTAACATTGCCCTTGTATGATTGGTAACTTTTTCCAATGATTGGAATGATTTTTCCGCAACATATATTGCCATCGCAATACTCATAATACAGTCATCGTGATGCATTTTTTGATGGTCAGGTCGTCCATTAATGTAAACAAACGTATTCATTTCATTATAAAGACGACTAGAATAAATTCTAAACTTATGTCTCATTGACTCTTCAAATGCCGCAATAATTTGAACCCTTTTTGAGTTAAAATTAATTCCCGGAATTTTTTCATTTATTTTTGGGTCATACTTCCATTTATTAGTTGTATCCACACCATCAACATATAAACCACCTTGATAGTTCATTTCTTGCATTTTTCTTGCAGTTGAAACTCCCATACCACCTGTGATATCCACAACACAATAAGCATTATACATTGTACCCCATTTGTACGCCACTTCGGCCAATACATCTGGTGGTATTTTTCCAACATATTCCAATACTTGTTCTCTAGTGTCAAAATCAATAATTTCAATACTTGAAAAATCCTCAGAATCTCCACGAGATACATCACAACCCATAACATATTTGTGTCCATTTACAGGTTCTTTCCAAATCCATAATCCACCACCCATCATTTTTGCCTGTGGTTCTCTAACTTGGTTTTTGGCAATATCCTGCATTAATTCAGAATCAAATACGTTATCCCCTGAACCTAAGAAGTTACATTCTAACTCCTGAGCCACCTTACGTCTATCGTATTTTAATTTTTTAACCATCGCCTCAAACCATGAGGAACAAGGTTTGTATCCATCTTCAATATATTTAGTTACAATTGAATGGTCCCTTTCGAATGGATTAGGCATTGATAAATCAATAATTACCTCATCGAGGTTATATTCCTCACGATTTAGTAAAAAGTGAACTAAATCAGGTGTTTTAACCATATACAAATCTTTGGTATATCGAGGGTCACGGTGCCAAAACATTTCCGTAATTTTGAAATCATTCATATTACGAAGAGCTTGGTCGTAAATCTCATAGTAAATTGCATCATAACCATTTGGGGTTGAAACCACAATTACTTTACCCCCTGTAGATAGGGACGCCATACAAGCCGACCAAAAATCTCCGTCCGCTTCAATAAACGCCGCCTCATCAAAGATAAGAATGGTTGGGGTATAACCCCTTAACGCATCTCGAGATGTTGCAACGGCTTTAACTTCACACCCATTTGTTAATTTAAAATGTCGTTGTGAGTTTTTTTCATTTGAGAATCCAACTCCAACCCAACTAGGCCATTGTTCGGTAAAACCTCTAACTTTGTTTGCCATCTCCATGGATGTATCCAATTTATTGGCAATGATTAGAATTTTTTCCGGTTTAGTTTTTTTGGCAAATACAAGTCGTTTTGACGCCCAAGCGGCAGTTACTGTTGAAACACCTGCCTGTCTATACTTAAGGGCGATGTTTTCATTGTAATTTTCATAATCCTCAATTAAAGAAACTTGGTCGGGAAATAAATCTAACGGTACATATTTTGATACCGTATTATCGTATGTCTGTAAATAAGTACGAAGTGCGTAGGGTGTATTCCTCATGCACTTCGTTACTTCAATTATTAATTGTTCTTTATTATTCAAAAGTAATTTTTGGTTATTTAGGTCTCGATATACCTAAACTACCCAAGAAATCATCTAATCCGTCATCTTCGTCTTCATCAGAATCAATCCCTTCTTCTTCTTTGTAATCTTCAAACTCTTCTTTCATTTTGATTGCCTCTCTCATAATTTCATCAAATTTTGAGGTCGCTTTCGCCACTTTTGAAGAATCTTCAGAGATTGCGTTTCCGATAATTTCTAAAAACTCTTGGGCTTCAATTTGGTATAACAAAGTATGAAACCAGTTTATCAAACCTTTGTTTTCAGGTTCGTACATTTTATCAGGTAATGCAAACCTTATTCTTTCCACGATTTCCGGGCCTATTCTCAACTGCATTGGTTCATTACTTAATGTATCAGTTTGTCCCATAACTCGTTGAGCCATTTCAGGGTCTTTAGGTAATCCGTGTCTACCTTTAGCTTCTTCTAATCCTTTGATTATTTCATGACATAAGATTGGAAATATTAGACCAAAGGCTTTAATTACTGTATCCGGAGTTTCTTCACCTTCTTCACCTTCTTCACCCTCTTCATCATTATTATCTAACTCAACTTTTCCCGCAATTCCTTGACCTGTTTGACTCATCATTTCAATCATTTGTTCCATACTGAAATATAAGAAATCATTGATTGCCATAATACCTAAATAATCTCTATAGAGAGATGGGTCAATTTCATCAAGTCTTGCTTTAATATCTGGTTTTTGAAAAATATAATGTCCTTTTTTCGCAGCACCTTGAATAATAGCGTTGATAATATTTCTCTTATGTTTTTCTAATTCAAAAATTTCGTCTTTAGTTAAATCCTCAATTTCAAAAGATGGAATTTCCATTTCTTCTTCCTCATCTTTTTCCTCTTCATTATCCTCTTCTTCAGGTTTCATTCTAAAGTTAGACGTATCAATCGGTTCTCTATTTAAATAAGCCTCAATTTTATACCAATCAACAGGTACTTCAGATTCCTCCAACGCGGCCTCAATTGCCAATTCTTCAAGTTCATCTCTGTGAGCCGCCTCAATTCTCATGATGTTAGGTAATTTTCTCATCATCTCTTGGTATATCATACCTTGAGTTTGTTGAGAACTTAAATTTTGGATACCTGTAACATCACTTAATTTTTCCGCAACTTTTTGAAATCGATTACTAACTAATCTTTGAACGTCACCCTCTTTCTTTTTCATCGCAGGATTCTGTGCATATAAACCTTCAGGACTTGCAAGCTTTCTTTCCAAATTTGGGTCCATTCTTTCAGGTCTATCCCCGTAATCTAATTGTTCTTTAATTTTCTTTGCCATTATTATTTTTCTAAGATTTGCATGATTACATCCATAATTTTGTCTTTAGCCTCCTCAGGTGATGGTCTATTCGCCTTTGGTGCTGGATTAACACCCGGATTTGGATTCTTACCCGGATGACTTGGTCTTGTACCAGGCTTAGTTGTTGGTTTTGTTCTTGTTGGTGCGGTCTCAGTATCTGCCTCTGTCAAATACTTTACAAGTTCACCTTTGGTGATTCTTGGAGGTAAATTTCTTTCTACTATTCTCATAATTTCGTTTTCAAGAAACAAAGATACAACATTTTTTCCTTCACCCAACTGTTTTTTTACCGCTTTTACGCATCTTTCCCATTTTCTTGATTTTTTAGGACCAACTTGTGAGTGACAAATAGCCCATGGGTTTGGTTTGTCTTTTTTTTCTTCAGACATACCAATCATTTTGCTGTCATGATTTTCAGGAGATGTATCATCATCCATACCATCATCAGATGCTTGATATTCGTCATGAGAACCTTGTTGTCCTGTATATGCTTGGTCAGCATCTAAATCAAAATCATCATCTTCAGAGATTTCAGATTCGGTTGCAGTAACCATAACTTCTTTAGTGCTCGGGTCTTGTGTAATATTCAAATTACCTACCTTACCACCTGCCGGCCCTACTTTATATGTTTTTTTACCGGGTACCTCAGTAACTTGTTCATTAACAAGTTTACTGTGTAAAACATTGATTTGAGATTCTGTTAATTTCCCAACAGTTTTAGAGGATAACCCCTTTTCGATAAGTTCTAATGCTTTTATATTAACTTTCATAGACTACTTTCTTTTCAAATTCTAATACCAAATCTCTTTCATAGAGTTTGTCTTTTATTTCTTGTTCCGAAACTCCAAATCTAAAAACCATTCTTTTTTGGTTAGTTTCATCTTCTGTTTCCCATGCTAACGCAATTATGTCGTCCATTGCGTCCATTACTGAAAAAAAATCGGAGTTTTGAATCAATTCCAATTTTACATCAGTATCTCTCAAAACTCCTACTTTTTTAATATATTTTAAATCAGGTGGTTGAGGGTATCCGTTAGACGGACGATTATCCCACGCTTCACCCCACACATCCAAACTATCGGAGAATATGAATTCGTAAAGGTTATCACCCTTATAGTTAGGACCTAAACCGTTTACGTAAATCAAATAACTCATACTAATAATCCTTCAGGTGTGATTTTAATTTCTTTTCCTTTGTTTTCAAAAACTAAGTTATTTTTGTTAGTTTTTCCAACAATTTTTGCTCCTGAGTTTTCTTCTAAAAATTTTTGAGAAGCTAATTCTTGTTCGATAGTTTCAGTTAATTTAACAACTGATTTCATTTTTCTTCTAACTTCCGTAATTGTTCTTGTTTTTTTCTCCGCGGTTTTTTGTCTACTTTCAACAATTTCTTTCTTAGAAACTTCAAAGTATTTTGATAATACTTTATCTACTTTAGACTCTCCAAAAATACTATCAAAGATAGCACCATTTCCTAAGTCAGAATGTCTTCTCTTAAATTTTGAATGTCTACGATGTTTTTCAAATTCTTCGTCATCAAAAATATCATCAGGATTAACTTCGTCAACATCATCATATTCATATCCTTCTTCCATATCACCTTCCATTGGGATGTCCATGTCAGCTTGAATATCTTCAACTTCAGTATCGTCAGTTAAGTCTTCACCATCCATATCGTCTCCACCTAAATCTTCAGTTTCATCTTCAAATTTAGATAAAATATCTTCTCTATCTTCTTCAGTTAATTCATTCAAATCAAATGATGACAACACCATATTGATAACGTATTTCATATTCTCAGAAGTCATTCCTTCTTCAGAATCTAATGTTCTAATTTTTTGAGTTAATTTACCTGTTAACTTTTGAATTGTTTTGAAAGTTACTTGTTCGTTAGAACCTCCTTCATCCTCTACATCAACTTCAGTATCAACATCAACTTCAGTATCCATACCCATATCATCCATACCTGTGTCATCCATACCTGTATCTTCCATACCTGTGTCTTCCATACCCATATCCATTGGTGATGGTGGTAATTCCGGAGATGGAACCGCTGGTGGTGCAGAAGGAACTTCATCAGGTACCGGCATATCCATTTTTGGTTTTGGTGTTTTTAATGTGAATTTTTTTTGTTCACCATATAGAGACAAACCTTCTTCATTCTCGTTAAGTCTATTTAACTCACCAGCAACTAAGTTTAATCTTTTGAATGCTTGTGAATACGAAGAATAGTATTTTCTATTTTTCATTGGCTCAATATAATCTGTTTCAGATTCTGAGATAGTTTTCTTAATGATATAACCTTGTCTCTCTTTAACAATTTCATATTTATTACCATCCGCAAGACCAATAGAATATTCTGATTTCGCAGTTTCGTTTATACGATTAGGAATTACCTCGTTAAAACGAGCAATCTCCATAATTCTTTTTAATTTTTGGTCCCCTGTTAGCTTTTCACTACCAATTGGTTTTAAATTTCCCATTGTATATTAATTTGTTTGTTTTTAATTATTTAATCCGTTAACTCCACCTAACGTAATTGCGTTTAACTGAGCGAATGGTACTCCATTTGCATCAGTGAATATAGGGTGTGGTGCAACTCCATTTGCTGGTCCTCCTATAGTAATTGACCCACCACTAAAATTACCTAATATTTCAACTGTGTATGCGTATTGATTATCCACACTATAACCTGATAATGGATATGGACTTGGTGACGGTGTTGGTGTACTTGTTGGTGTTGGCGTATTTGTTGGTGTCTTAGTAACTGTTGGAGTGTTTGTTGCAGTTACTGACGGTGTATTTCTTGGAGTTGAAGTATTTGTTGGTGTTACTGTCGGAGTACTAGTTTTTGTCGTAGTTACCGATGGTGTTGGTGTATTTGTTGGAGTTGAAGTATTTGTTGTAGTTACTGTTGTAGTTACAGTTGGTGTATTTGTTGGAGTTGAAGTATTTGTTGTAGTTACTGTTGGAGTGTTTGTTGTAGTTACAGTTGGTGTATTTGTTGGAGTTCTAGTAACAGTAGGCGTATTTGTTGCCGTCACTGAAGGTGTCGGTGTATTTGTCGCAGTATTTGTTGGTGTTTGAGTTAAAGTAGGTGTTGGAGTTGGTGTTGGATTTGCGGATAAACAAGCCCCACAATCACCGTAATCCGTAGATATAGTTGTCACAGTATCGACACCTGTAGATGGCTCAGCATTATCAATAATATCGTAACAACCATCGTCAGTCGCTCCGTTGAATGTTAAATAATAGTTTCCGTTTACCGCAGGTAGTGATGAACTATTAAAATCAACTAATATTGCGGGACCGCCCGAACAAGCACCTATAAGATATGTAACTAAAGCCATTAAATTTTTTTATTTATAAATATACGATTATTAACAATTATTGAAATTTTACCAACTAATCCTCCATTTTTCTTTCAACGGAGAGTTCTTTGTCTGTACCTTTATTGATTGAATCAAATAATTTTTCAATATGTTCGGACCTTCTCAAATATTTAAACACTAAATTTTCATAGGATAATTCCCCATCACCATCCAATCCGGATTGACGATATTTTTTTAATTTGTCTTTAAGTGATTCAAGAACTTTGACATCTCCATTTTCAACGGCAGTATCAATTTTTTCAACCCAATTTTGTATTTTATCCTCAAGAACTTTTTTATCTATTTCTAAATTCATTTTCTTTGGAACATTAATCCATTTGTTATTCATCACAGAATAAACTCCCGAACTAATATGTGGCTCTTCAGCATCTTGAGCATATAATTCAACATCATACCCAAAAATTTTAATATTATGTTTGTCGTTAAAAAGTTGTTTTTTTAAATTAAAAAGCTCTTTGTATAATTCATCCTCGTCTCCGTATTCGTCCATGTCAACAATAATGTGTAAATCAAAATCAGAAAATTCTGACCAATTAAAATTTGAAAGAGAACCGGTTAGGACAACATCTTCAACAAATACATCATCACCCAAATAGTTGACAAATTCCTCAGCAATACGCTCAAGAGCTTTTCTAACTTTAGGAATCATAGTTGACTTTTTAGGGTCAGTAGGATTTTCCCATACTTTTGGGTTAAGTGTTTCTTTAATAGTGAAACTATTAAGTATTTGTTGTAATTTACTCATTATTATAAATACTACAGTTTCTTATACTTGTAGGCTTTTGATATGTCAGTTACAAAATATTTTCCTTGAGACTCTGCCGCTCTGAATTTTGTGTAGGTTTGGTGTGGAACTTCATCATACTCATACTTGAATCCATTATTAAATTCAACAACAAGTTTTTTTGTTTCAGTATCGTATTCTGTTCGTTTAATGTTTGACGATTTTATTTCATTAATAATCTTCGTCCCCTTGATTTCCTCTCTCGTAATCCCCATCGCTTAGTGGTGTTAGTTCGTTTATGTTTTGTAAAATAGGTTTTAAGTATTCATTAAAATCCTCTTTTTCTACCTCAAAACCTAAGTCCTTCATCTGTTGAAGTAAATCTCTTATTTCACCACCAAATTTTTCATGAAGGGTCATTAATTGGGCCGAGTAATATGGTGGATTTTCTAAATCCTTTTCACTCCACCCTTCTGATTGGAAATATTGTCTTATCTTAAGGTATATTTCAATTATGCGTTGTAACCCAACACTGCTAACTAAAAAATTTTCAAATGGTCTCATACTTATAAATATAACTATGGACGCAACTGAAACATTTATTAATCACGGAGATTACAATGTCGAGAATATTTTAAAAATAATCAACGACAATAATTTGGATTGGGATGAATTTACCGATAGACAAAAAAGGTATGGGACTGAACATATCCACACAAAAACAATCCCAATAATTTTTGATAAGTCATTTAATTTTAATCACTTAAAAATAATCCCAACCACTCATTATCCTTTATTCAAAGAAGAGATTACCAAAATTGAAGACATTATTAAACTCAACACCGGAGAAAATGGTAGAATAATGAGAGCAATATTAGTTAAGTTAACTGCGGGAGAATCCATTAGACCTCATGTTGATATTGTAGGGTTTAGTTTAGTTATTTGTCGAAGAATTCACATACCAATTCAAACAAATGAAGATTGTTTTTTTACTGTAGGTGATGATAAAAGAAATCTAAGATTAGGTGAACTATGGGAAATTAACAACGACAAACAAAAACACTCCGTTGATAATTTTGGAAACACCGATAGAATACATTTAATTGTTGATTGGATTGAAGAATCTTTATTTGAATCATATGGTATCTAAAACACAAAAAATAATATTTTTATATCCCCCAAAAACCGCCTCTAACTCCTTACGTGTTAGTTTAAATGATAATGGGTTTATTGAAGACACTCAAAATGACACATATCTCACACCAAAACTTCATTTAAAATTAGATGAAATTATGGTTGCCTATGATATTGAGTCTCTTGACGGATATAAAGTTATACAAGTAACTAGAAATCCTTATGATAGAATGATATCCGGATATTACCATCAAATTAGAATTTTTAATCGTCCTGACTTTGAATCGAGTGCTTCAATTAGTGGATACACATTTGACCAATTTTTACTTCATTTAAACTCAACAAAAAATTCTGAAAATTTTATTGATGATTTTTATTGTGATTCATCTCATCACATCAACTATGTTATTGAAAATAAAAAATCATGGGGAGGGATTCGATTTTACTACACTCAAAGTAGTTGGAAAAATGTAGATTGTGATTTTTATCATTTTAAGTTAGAGGATTTAAGTAAAGACATCAAACCGTTAAGTGATTTAATCAACTTGCCCTTGTCCCCCTTATATCAAATTAATCCTAACCCTATTAAGGTTAATTATGAAACTCACAAAACACCTCAAAATAAATTAATCATTCAAAATTTATTTTCAGAAGATTTCGATATTTTTGGATATGAAAAATAAAACCCCACCTATTGGGCGGGGTTTCTTTTTACTTCTTTAATTTCTTTAATTCGTCACGAATTTCAATCGACCTTTCAAAGTTGTGTTCTTTAATTGATTGTTTCAATTCTTCTTCAAGTTTCGTAATGGTTTCTTGATTAAGTTCCATTTTTTTAATTTGGTCTCTAATTTCAACCGCCTTTTCAAAGTCTTCATTTTCGATTGCCAACTCAAGTTGTCGTTTTAAACCATTTGCACCTTTAGGTGTCTTTGGTTCATTACTTCTATAATAAGTAGTAACTTTCATAGTACCATCTTCAGATACTTTAGTTTGTGATTTCCATTCTCCTAAACGGGAATCGAACTGAGCGAACATATCATCAAACGCTCTTAAAATGTCATTAAAGTTTTTTTCGTTTCCAAACATAATTTAATTTTTTTATTCAGATTTATTTTTATACCTTTGTACTATTCAAATAATATACCATTCGAATAAATATGTCAATATGTCAGGTTAAAAAAAATTTACTGACAATTTGTCGAAAAATTAGGATAAGAATAAAATTTGATGGACCTTTGTAAAATAAAATTAGAAAACTATGAACGACTTAATGGACGAAAACGACAAATCAGGTAACAGAGCTCAAAAACAAGCTATGGACACAAATACTCCTGTATTAGACAATTTCAGTAGAGATTTAAACAAACTAGCTGAGGCAGGTAAATTAGACCCTGTAATTGGTAGAGATGCCGAGATTTTGAGAATCGCACAAATCCTTTCTCGTAGAAAAAAGAATAACCCTATTATCATAGGTGAACCCGGGTGTGGTAAAACCGCACTTGTTGAGGGTCTTGCCATGAAAATTGTAAGTGGAGAATGTCCAAGAAACTTAGTGGACAAAAGAATCGTAAACCTTGACTTAACTTCAGTTGTTGCAGGTACAAAGTATCGTGGACAATTCGAGGAAAGAATGAAAGTAATTATCGAAGAACTAAGTGCTAATCCAAACATCATCGTGTTTATCGATGAGATTCACACATTAGTTGGTTCAGGTAATTCATCAGGTTCAATGGATGGTTCAAACATCTTCAAACCAGCACTTGCTCGTGGAGAGGTTCAATGTATTGGAGCAACAACTCTTGATGAGTTCCGTAAAAACATTGAGAAAGACGGAGCGTTGGAACGTAGATTCCAAAAAGTAGTTGTAGAACCATCAACAGTTGCGGAGACAATCGAAATCCTTAAAAATGTTCGTGATAAATACGAATCATACCACAAGGTGTTGTATAGTGATGAAGTTGTTGAGACTTGTGTTAAGTTGGCGGACCGTTACATCACTGACCGTGAGTTCCCGGATAAAGCATTTGACATCTTAGATGAGGTTGGGGCTCGTATGCAAACCGAGATTAAAGTTCCTGAAGTTATTGAGGAATTGAAAAAGAAAGCGGCTGAGATTAAACTTGAAAAAATGGAAGTAGTTAAAAAACAAAACTACGAACAAGCGGCACAACTTAGAGATAAGGAGAAAAAGTTATTGGTTAAACTTGAGTCCGAGAAAGAAAAGTTTGCAAAACAAATGGATTTAGAGAAACAAACAATCGCTCTTAACACCGTTTATGAAGTTGTATCAAGTATGACTAAGATTCCTGTGAATAAAATGGACGCTGACGATTCTAAAGCATTAATGAATTTAGATAAATCAATTATGGGTAAAGTTATTGGTCAAGACCCTGCAGTTATCAAGATTGCAAAATCAATTAAGAGAAACCGTTTAGGTATCAAAGACCCTAACAGACCTATTGGTTCATTTATCTTCTTAGGTTCAACCGGAGTGGGTAAAACTCACTTGGCAAAACAATTGGCTAAAGAGATGTTTGGTACTGAGGATTCACTTATCCGTGTGGATATGTCAGAATACCAAGAAAAACACACCATATCTAAATTAGTTGGAGCACCTCCGGGATATGTTGGGTACGAAGAAGGTGGTTTATTAACTGAGAAAGTTAAAAACAAACCATATTCTGTAATCTTATTTGATGAGGTTGAGAAAGCTCACAAAGATGTTTTCACGGTATTACTTCAAATCTTAGATGATGGACACGTAACCGATAGTTTAGGTAGAAAGATTAACTTCAAGAATACTTTGATTATCCTTACATCTAATTTAGGTGTTAAGAAATTACAAGACTTTGGTACTGGTATTGGATTCTCTAATAACTCTTACGCAGATGAAGAAGCTAAGAAAGAAATCTTGATGAAAGAGATGAAGAATTTCTTCTCTCCGGAGTTCATTAACCGTATTGACGACACTATTGTCTTCAATTCATTATCTCCTGAAGATATTGAAAAAATTACAGAGATTGAGTTAAAGAAATTAATGACTCGTCTTGGTGAGATGAAATATACCGTAACTTATGACGATGAGGTTGTTAAATACCTATCTAAAATTGGATACGATGAAGTATATGGAGCAAGACCATTGAAGAGAGCAATTCAAGACAAAATTGAGGACTTGTTATCCGAAGAAGTATTAACCGGTAAAATGGTTGAGGGTAAATCCTACCAAATCAAAATGAAGGGTGAGGATATCACAATTCAGAAAAAAGGTAGATAATAAGAAAGGGGATGAAAATCCCCTTTTTTTATGTTGTTAATTATCGGAATATGACTTCCAAATAACCCTGGTGGTTGATAATGGTTCTGTTATAATATTAACATCTAAATCATATGAATTTTGGAACCATTCTTCAACTATATCTTTAGACTCTCCCCATGATTTACCAAACATATTCATAATAAAACCTACAATATTATCGTCAACGCAGAGTCTACCGTATTTTTCATAATAATCCATAACAACATCACCATTTTTCATAAAATAATATAAGTCAGGATAATCAACAGAAACTTTGTGTTTTAACCCTCCATATTCATCTTCCAACCACTTATTGATTAGACTATCAACCCTATTTTCGTTAATTAATATTTTCATATTAATAAATACCCTAAAACAAAAAAGAGACCATTTGGTCTCTTTTGTATTTTAGAAGAATCTGTGATTATATCTTGGAATCTCAACGACTTCTTTGTAGTGTAACTTGTTTCCAAGTTTTTCAATCATTTGTCTACCCATTTCAATTCCTTTGAATACATCCTCAATTACCACATATTCGTTTGGTGTATGATAATCGTAGTACCCAATTGAAAAATTGATACAAGAAAAACTAAATTTACTTCTCAAGGCATAAACATCAGTATATGGATGAACCATGTATTGCATATCTTCGTTATGCATACCCTCAGTTAATACTTGGTCACAAACCTCAAAGAATTCAGACTCTCTATCAAATAAATCTTGACTAAAACATTTTTCAGTAATCATCCAATTCTCAGGAGCGTCAAACTGAATTCCATAACCCACATTGGTAAAGAATTCCGGGTCAGCCTTTTTGGAACCGTGACATCCTGTTTCTTCAGATACGAAAAATGCTGCTTTTAAGTTTGGAACTTCTTTAAGTAATTTTAAACAAGCAAAAACACCACACTTATCATCACCACCGATTCCGGTTGGTAATCCGTTTAAGTTATAAGCCTTTAACGCATCTTTAATTTCACCTTGAGAGTTAGGTAATTGTTCTTCATGAACAATAATAGTATCCAATCTATGGACCGTATCGGTATGAGCAATAACACAAGGGAAATAAAAGTCCTCAGGAAGTGTTTCGAGTTCTTTTTTTGTTGCATAAACATTTTTGTGTTCATCAACGTAATGTTCTATATTGTTTTCGGTCAACCAATTCTGTAAAAACTCGACCATAAGGTCTTCTTGATAAGTTACGGTTGGAACACTAAGAACTTCTTTTAATAATAATATATCGTTTGTCATGGGACAAAGATAATAAATTAATTCATATTTTCATAATCATCTAACGAATATTGATATAAAAAATTGTTAAATTGTTCTTCATCTAATCTAAGTTGTTTAAATAACCCATTATCTTTAGTTTTAACATTTAATCTAACAGACATACTACCAACGTCAAATGAGTCAATTAGAAAAATAATATTATCATCTTTAGGATTAGTATACCAAGTTTTTAATTTATACTTTGATGTAACTCGGTCTCTAAATTCAACAAAATCTTGAACAGTATATTCTTCATCACTTCTCTCATCCAATTTTTCTAATATTTTTTCAAATTGATGAGATACGTAATTATTGAATGATTTGGAATCAAATTTACTTTCATCTTGAAACTCATAACTACTTTCATACCATCCCCCAACACTATCCCCTAACGCCCTTTTCATTATTGCGGTAACAATTTCTTTGGCATCTGAATTAAACATATTCAATTGTAATGCTCCAAGATATAAATCTGCCAAGGTAATCTCAACTTCATCCATATCATAGTTAAGGTTAATACCGTTTTCTTCCAATGGTCTTTCAAATTCGTCTTTTATCGCCTCTTTTGCAACCGCATTCATTTCACTGTCTTTTTCAGCTGCAAAATCCCCAAAAATGTAATCCATTTCATCATAGAACAAATCAAGTAACATTCTTGATAACTCTGTTTTGTATTCTTCATCCTCAATATTAAATTCCTTATTTGGTAAAATTGTGGTTGCAATACCTTTAAGCGTTTCTACATTTTCATCATTTAAATCATAATATATCCCATAACCGTCTTTAAAATCCTGTTCCACTTGATAGGATTCCATAAATTCATACCCATTATATGACTTAAGGGCTCCCATAAACCAAATGTCCTGTTCATCAATATCCAAGTCTTTAAACAATTCTTTATCATCCTCAAATTGAATTGTAATAATTGATTGTCCCAAAGGTTCGTTTACATCAATATCATATATGCTATCATCAAGACGATATAACTCATCTTTACTGATTCTACCTTTAGAGAAGTTTCTAAGACCCACAACCAAATTTTTATCCGGTTCTTCCTCAGACTCTTGTTCGGTTTGTAATACTCTCTTAATGATACGATTAAGTTCAGATTCAGTTAATTTTATTACTTTCATTAAAATGATTTTACAATAAATACTTTTTTTGTTTGGAATTTCAATATTTATGTTTACCTTTGTGGTGTTAAAATATGGGAGTGACATGGAATTGACTATTCGTAATAGTTATTCGGGGCACGTAGTGAGAAGTTTCCTATCACTTAAATCTATGGATGACAAACTTTTAGACGGAAACGTTTTAGACAAACTTTCAGCTGTTGGATTTATCCGCACTGAGGAAGTTGCTGTAGCCTAACAGGACACACAACACGGGGTCGATGGACATATAACCTTGCAACAGAAGTCTTTACAAAGGTGTGGTACCTACCCGAAAAGGTACAAGTGGAGGATTAGTTCTCAGTAAACCGAACCACTTAAAAAATAAGGGAATTGTGAATTTTGTCAGTTTTGAAAAATTGAATAAACGTGTAGTCCTTAATAGGTAATACAAGTAACACCGGAGTTCGAGTCTCCGCACTTCCACCAAAATAAAACCCATTGTAATGATGGGTTTTTTTATTTAATAATTTTTATTATAATTAAACTATGGGAACAGATTGTAATGTATGTAGTAATAAGTGTTGGGGTATTGAAGGGTATGATGGGAGTTGTTGTACCGTTGAAGACCGTGATTGGATTATGGGGGCAAACGATGACGCACACGAATTTATTGAAAAATTATCAGAAAAATTAGGGGAAAAGGTTAACTATAATGATATTTTTATAGAATACGAAGAAGGTAAAAAACTATTCCCTGACAAACCTTCTTGGCAATTAGAATCATCATATCCTGCATTTAGACTTAAATTAGACCATAAGAAATTACCATGTATTTTCTACGATACAGACGAAAAACAATGTACCGTATATGATATTAGACCTGAAACTTGTAGAGATTTTGAATGTAATTATTACACCGTTATTAAAACGATTAATGATACTAAGGAATCCCTACTAAAATAAGGGAAATTCGGAGTATTTATTAATATGAAATTAGTTAATATTTTACTTATCGAGGGTAGAAAAGAAGATTTAGAAAAGAAATATTCAAAAACATATAGTCAAGAACAGTTAGATTATATTTTGAACGACCCTTTTATTAAGAAAACCAATTACAAATACGGTGATTTTCTTTTAAAAAACTTGAGTTGGCCAGCCAAAAGTGAAATTGAGGATGTGATATCTCTATTAAAAAAGTTCGATAAATTCTCAAAGAATCTTGAGAAAAAAGATATTAATCAATATGTGGATTTATCTGATTTATCAATTGAACTTTCCGACTACAAATCCAAAAATCAATCAAAAAAAATTGATGAGACTGAAACTGAAAAAGTTTATGAAGACCCAAACATTTTAATTGTTCGACCTTTAACTCACAAATCTTCTTGTAAGTATGGTGCGGGAACAAGATGGTGTACCACAGATAATGATAAAACTCATTACGATAGATACACCAGTGGAATTCAAGGTTTATATTACATAATTCTTAAAAAATTCGACCAATCAAATAAATTTTATAAGATTGCTATTCATAAATCCCCATCAGGTGAGGATGAATGGTACGATGCAAAAGATGAACCGTTCTCAAAAAGAGAAAAAGAGGTTTTTAATTTAGGTGCTCCTAAAATTATTCAAACTATTAATAACCATTACGAAAACTTAAAAAATAAAAAGGGTAGTGATTTATTAAATAATGTTTTTGGTGATAATAACACTTCAGCGTCTTTTGATGTATCAACAGATTTAAAAGTAGATGTACCGGTTTTTGTTGTATTTCGTTGGCCAGGAACCCTTGATGAGAATCATTATAATGTGATGATGGACTTGGTCGTTAATGGTGAAATAGTCGATAGATATCTTCTTTTTATTTTAGTGTCATTTGATGACGATTTTATTAATATGAACATTGAATTAGATGGTGAGGAAGATTTTGGGACAAATATAGACACTGATATGTCAAGTGAATCAGTTTCACTAAAGTTTGGTACAGAATTTTTTAAAAGTAAAACACAAGAGGATGGATTTAGAGCTATAATGAATTCCGTTTATTTTTACTATTTAAAAAGATTAAAAAATGATAACAAATTCCGAGCTTTAACACTTAAAGACCCTAAGAAAGTATGGTCACCAAATAGACCTAGTTATGGTTATACATTCAAACAAAATAAAGGTTTAATCAAACAATTGGTTGATTCAATAAACTCCGGTAAAAAAATTACAAAATTAGATTTTTTAGTTGATACAGGAAAATTGGAGAAAAAAGAAGAGAACGGAAAAACTCTATATTCAACTCCCGGTACTAAGATGTTTAGACCATCTTCAGATTTTAGAGGTCATTTTTCCGCATTATTTAATTCAGCGGTTTTAGCAGGAATTATTGCTTACGACAAAGAAGGTTCAAAATATTACATCAAAAAAGGTCCAAACTTCGAGGACTTTGTTAGGGGAGAACTAACAGCTCTTTAACACACAAATATTTTATATTTTTGTGGATATATTCAATTTTTTTGTTTATATTTGCAAGATAAAATACGCGTGAAAATGAAGGACAAAGAAGAACAAAAACAACATATAATTGATATGATGAAATCTGATGAAGAATTGGGGTTGTATGATATCTTCAATGATGAAAAAAGAGAAGGTGCTAAAAAAATAATTCACCAACACAAAGTTCTAAAAGGTTTAAGTTTAGTCAACCCTATTCATTTATTTAGGGTGAGTGACGGTCATGGTGAATTTCCTGATGGTTATAAATTAACTGAAAAAGGTATTCAATATATTATTGAACAATTAAATAAAGAATATAAATTATGAAAAAATTAAAATTAAGAATCAAATTATTTTTTGTATTTTTGCGATGGTGTTGTCTATACCCAAACGATATTAAAGAGAATTGGGATGATATGAATATCAGATATTATAATGAGACAGACCCGGAAATGTTAAAAATATTTAAAGAATTAGAAGATGAAAGTAATATTCCTAGATAACGATGGTGTTATCTGTTTGGCGAATAATTGGGGAAGTCGTGTAAAAAAACGAAAAAAAGACAATATATCTTTGGTGATGAATGACCCGGATGTTGAAGCAAAATATCGTTTTGATTATTTCGATAAAAAGGCGGTTAAGGTCTTAAATCAGGTATTGGAAGAAACCGGTGCAGAAATCGTTGTTTCCTCTGATTGGAGATTATATGGAACTTTAGAAGAACTTGGTGATTATTACCTTTCAGAAGGAATCATCAAAAAACCAATCGCATTCACCAAACGATACATAGGTTGTGATAAACCTGATGAGTTTGAATGGTTCAGGTCAACAATGTACGAACAACAAAGATGTATAGAAGTTAGACAATATCTAACTGACCATCCTGAAATTACACATTGGGTGTGTGTTGATGATTTATCATTAGGTGAAGACGATGGATATGGATTTAAAAGAAACTGGGGACTAACTAATTTTGTTAGAACACCAAGAGAAAATGAAGGAATCAAACAATCCGGAATAAAAGAACAATTATTAAATTATTTAAAATGAGTAACAAGAAAAAATTAGAAAGAAAAACTCCTTCAGATTTAGGAGGGGTTTGCAGTGGATTAGGAGATTATTTTGATATTGATGAAGTATTTGTTAAAATAATATTTTTTGCATTAATTTTTACACCATTCCCAATTATTTTAACATACTTCCTTTTATGGATTTTTATGCCAAAAGAGTCAAAATATTAAAATGAGTAAAGTAATTAAAAACCCTACCTATTTTGTCGATATTGATGGCACAATAGTAAAGTATCGAAAATTTACGGAACTTAGTTCAACTCCTCCGGAACCAATACAAGATGTAATTGACTATCTAAATGAACAATTTACAAACGGTGCGGTAATTATTGTTACAACCGCCCGTCCTGATTCATATCGACTATTAACCGAACATGAGTTAAATGTTATTGGTTTAAAACATAATCAAATTATAATGAATTGTGGTCGAGGTAGTCGAATAATCTTAAATGATTTGGACCCAGATAATTTGGAAATACCAAGAGCAGTTGGAATAAACCTGAAAAGGGATGAGGGATTAAAAAATATTACAATCCCGGACAATATTAATTCATATGAGTCAAATTAAAGTATCGGCTAAACGACATTTAGCAAAAACAATAAGTTATCGAATAATCAGTACTCTAATAGGATTTTTGATTATGTGGGGCGTAACAGGTAAAATTGAATTTGGAGCCGCCTTTGGGGTAATTGAATTACTCTACAAACCAATTCAATACTACATTCACGAAAGAATATGGTATAGATGGATAAGTTATGGTTTAGTTAAAGTTAATCCGGTTAGAAGATATAAAACAAAAACCACAAGAGATGGGAATAAAGTACCTTCTCCATCTGTGTCAAAACCAAGAATTATCCCAACTGTTCCTCCTGAATATAGAGTACAATTAAACGAAGGTGTTAACAGACCAACTCCACCTGAGGTTAAAAGATTGACATACACAAAGAAGTCCGACAATTAGTCGGATTTTTTTTTATTCCATATTGAAGTATTTATTATTATGAATGAATTAAAAAAAATAACTCGATTATACGATATAATTTCTGATATGAAAAAAAATAAAGTAACTGAAGCTGTTGATAACTACAGTAATGTTGATTTTAAAGATGGAGTCGTTGGAAATAGTAGACCTTCAAATGATAATATTAACGTATCTCTTTTACAAGACGTACAAACAGCTGCAAAAAACGCAAATCTTAAAGTAGATGTCACAACAGCTGTTTCAGGCCATAAACCAGGTACAAGACATGAGTCAGGAAATGCGGTTGATATTGCAATGATTAACGGAAAAGCCGTTAGTCTAAAAAATAGAGCCGATGCTGATAAATTAGTTGGGGAATTAGTTAAATTAGGGTATATTAAAAATGTTGCAGAATCAGGTAATGATAAAGTTGTTTTAACATTTGGTATGAAAGACCATGACAACCATGTTCATGTATCTAAAAAGTCAAATACCGCATCATCATCATCGTCATCATCTCCATCGTCAACAGAGGACTCAGGAACTGAAACACCACCAAAAGAAGGTGGTTACTTATCATCAATTGCCAGTAATATGGCTAAGTCAATTGTAGGGAAAGATAGTAAAGGTGAATATAATACGTTTAATGTTTTAGATATGGCTGGTCTTAAAGAAGATATTGACCGAATTAAAGAATTATTAAAATAAAAAAAACCCATCATATGATGGGTTTTTTGTTTTTCAGTAACTGTTATTATTTTTTTTCTTCAACAACTTCTGTTGTTTCAACTTCAACAGAATCAATAGCAACAGAATCAGTAGCTACGGCAGTTGAATCAACAACTTCAGTAGTTGTTTCAGATTTAGTTTCTTTTTTACAAGACACTAATGTTAATGTCAAGACAGTCAATAATACGAAAATTTTCTTCATGTTTTTTGTTTTAAATATTAATTATTAATTAGATTACAAAGATACAAATATTATACCAATATGTCAAATGTTTTATTTTAAAAATCTTAATTTATACAGTGTTGAATATATTAATTCTTGGACAGTATCAATTTGGTTTTGAATATATGATTCTTTAACGCTTTTTCTGTTTTTATCAATCATATCATCTAATGATTTGAAGTAATTAATTACTTGTTCAGAACTTTTATATTCTTCAGGTTTAAATGAGTCATATTGTTTAATAACATCATATTTTCCTTGATAACTTTCAATTATCCCATCCACAAGTGCGTCGATACCTTCGTAATATCCTTGTAACGCTTTATGTTCTGAGTATGATTTTGTTTGTAAATGAAAAATGTGTACTTGAGTTTGAGAATGTAATAATGATGAAACCATCCCTTTAAACCCTGAATTAGTTTTAATACTAGTATTTTCCTCTTTTTTATTTTCTTGCTCACTCAATCTCATTGCCCTAAAGAGTTGTTCTTTGGTCATTGTAATTTTAGTTTCTGACATAGTTTCTATTTTGTTTGACTATAAATATCATTACGTTATCATTTGTAGTATAATATATGATAATTTATAACCAGTAAACGCCCCAAGAGCCGATGGTATTGGAAAAACAATCAATTTACCTAAGTCCGTAACATACTTTGGACGGTTCACAATTTTACCCATAAAGAAGTAATATGTGAGATATCCCAAGAAAACCGCTATGTCAGTTCTTGTTGCAATAGATACAACCAACATCGCTCCAAGGAATCCAAAGATAAAATTATCTCTAACTCCTTCAAATATTTCAAGACGAGTTGCTGTCTTATACTCTTTAACTATTTTTTTAATTTTTGTTTTCCTCTGTTTGAAGAAATCAGGTTCTTTAATTTCCATCATCTAATATGTTAGGGTAATACAATAAGGTTGGGTTCTTTTTTTGGATGTCAACGTCCGGGTATTTGTCTTTAAATTCCATAACATTGAATTTACTTGTGATTAAATGATACCCATTTTTAGTTGGAACTACTTTTTCAACTTTATCCCCTAAAGGTAAAATATACATCAAATCCATAGTAATATCTCTAAGGAATTTTTTATCCTTAGTATCAATATCTACAATCCATCTTTTTTCTTGAGTTTTAATTTGACCTACAACAGAATCAAATAATCCTTTTTGATTTTGAGCTCCGTTTTTAATTCTTTGAGCTAATGATGACAACATTTCCAAAGACACATCTTTATGATTTTGTTTTTGTACGTGGATATATGCTCGAGCTTTAAACATCTCACAAAGTTGTTTAATCTCATCATATCGTCTATCAAGATATTCAATACTATCAACGCAGTAAGTCTTAATTGTTCTTACTGATTGGTGATTATCTCTCTCACCTTCAGGTTGGTCTTTCTTCCTTTTGAACACATACAACATATAGAAGTCTCCCGGTTCGGAAAAATTCAATAAGGATTTTACTACGTCAATATTATCTATCATATTTTTTATTTTTTATCTATCCAATCAATTTTAGGACAGTATTTGTTATATTTTGCTTTGGCGAATTCTACCACCAAATAGGTCTTTTCTTCTTTTGGTTGATTCCAAATTCGTCTACCATACTCATCGTATTTTATCTTACGTCTATAGTTCCATTCTTTAAAGGCCTTTGTACCTTCAATTACACCTATCACAATTGCAACTAACCATACAAACACTCCAAAAAAGGCCAAAAATTCATATAAACCACCTTTTTCAGGTTTGATAAAAAATAACCCAAAAACAGATATCATACATAAAATACAAAATATCATACCGTAAATTATAGCACTAAGTCCAATACGTTTTCCGGTACTATTATCATTGTATTTATATTCCTTATCATAAATCTCTGTAAGTATCACTGGAAGACATACTAATGAATAAGGGATTAACACTAACCAAGCCAACACTAGTTTCCAAAAATATGGACATAAGTTGTTAGGTAATTCTTTTGTTCCGTAGAACCATCTGTACAGTTTTGAACTGATTGAATTTAAATTTAATTTCATAATATTATATTTTTGACAAAGATAATACTTTTTTTCATACCACCAAATAAAAAACCCCCAATTTTCATTGAGGGTTAACAAATTCAAAAAATATCAATTAAATACAAAAAAAATTGTGTCCTCGGCAGGCATCGAACCTGCATATCTCTCGGTTATGAGCCGAGCGCCTTCACCAATTTAGCTACAAGGACAAAAATTAGGTTTTGGTGTAAACACCCTACATGACTTTAACCTAAAAAGTACACTGAGTAATTTAAAACCCTCAGCGGTTTTTACTGAACCTTATTGGTGGTGTTTAACATACCGACCAAATTTATCCACCCTCACAGAGAGTTTCTCCAATCTAAAGTTCCATTCCTTGAACTTTCCTAAGCCGGTTTTTAACCTTGCTTGTTTAATCGCAGATTCCTCTGCCTTCTCACGTCCTTCTTCTGTGGTTTCCACAAAAAAAGTGGGAGCCTGAACACCGTTTCTAACGGGAACTACTCTCCAAATTCTCAATTTCTGAGTCATAATACTTGAACTAGTCAAGTACTACGTGGAGTTCGGATTTTGGTTTTTCATATTGATAATTTACACTTTTTATAATTAAAAGAAATATTAAACATTTGGTGGTCTATCACCTCACATTTTCAACGGGTCCAATTTTACGTGTGCCACACTGGTTTACTTCTGCAATGTCTCTTTAATGTTTAATATTTTGTATCCCCGGTGAGAGTCGAACTCACATGCCTAAGCAACAAGTTTTAAGCCTGTCGTGTATACCAGTTCCACCACGAGGATATTTTGAGCTTCCGATTGGATTCGAACCAACGTGACCTTTCGGTTCCTGATTACAAATCAGGTGCAATCAACCTCTATGCGACGGAAGCCTGTCGCAGAGTATTTTTTTTTAAGTAGAAGTCAACTCTGTCTCTTAAACTACTAAAAGAAACTGTCCAAGGTCTATCCTGCTTTCGCTGTCCAGATTTTTCTCTGTTTCTTAAAACATCATCACTTCGGCCACATTGGGAGAACCGCAGTTCCCACGTTGTTTAAGGAGGTAGTGGGCGGTGTATCACACCGAGTTATGATAATGTATGTTGTACCCCTAGAAGGAGTTGCACCTTCAAACTTTCGGGCCTAAACCGAACGAGTCTCCTGTTCCTCTATAGGGGCGTTTATTTTTTTGTATGATTTAATCCATTTACGAATTGAATTGTCTGATACACCATATTTTTTACCTGTACCAACATAACCTAATTCTTCAATCTCTTTGATTAAAATATTATATTCAGGTCTCTCAACTTTTTTTGAATTATTGATTTTACAATCTAAACAATTTTTAGAATTATCAGATATTAAATTACCACAATTACATTTTTTTGTTTTTGGTTTTTTTATTATAATCTCTTTAACATTTTTCCTACCTGAATAATTATCGGTAATCGAATGACAATTTGGACATAATATTTGTAAATTATTTAATTGATTATTAAATCTATTTCCGTCTATATGATGTAATTCTAATGATATTTTATTTTCTAACCATTTATCTAACCCACAATTTTCACATCTATGTTCTTTAATCCCATCCTCAATTAATTTAACCCTTAATTTGTGAGAATTAATACTATCACAACTTTCAATGTAATCTAAGGCACTTCTTCGTTTAGAATCAGTTTTCTTGCCTTTTAATCCTTGATTTCCCGAATAATCTATACCTAACTTTTTTAAATAACTATCTAAAGTAGATGGTCGACAATTTAATTCTTTACATATTGACGATTTTGATTCGTTATTTTGAATCATTGTTATAATCTGTTCTTTTTTTTCTAATATGTCTATTCTCATAATACTTTCTTTATATTATAAATATAACATACTTGTTAAAAAACTAAACAACAAGTATAACATTTTTATTTGTACCTCCAATAGGACTCGAACCTATATCAAAACATTAGAAGTGTCTTATTCTATCCCTTGAACTATGGAGGCAATATGGAGCGAGTAGACGGGATTGAACCGACATCATTTGGTTGGAAGCCAAAGATAATAACCATTATACGATACTCGCGTATTTGGGTAGAACCAGACGCGTTCTGTCTACCGGGACCTCGTCGTTGACTTTCGTCAGAGCGGACCGAGACACATTTGTAGCGGGAGAAGGATTCGAACCTCCGACCTAGAGGTTATGAGCCTCCCGAGCTACCTCTGCTCTATCCCGCAATTTGTTGCAAATCTCAGGAATTGAACCTGATTAAGTCGGCTTATGAGACCGATGAGATACCTTACCTCCCGACTGCTGTGTATTATTTATTGCGGTCTATGAGAGAATCGAACTCTCATCTCTACCGTGACAGGGTAGCATCCTAGCCGTTGAACGAATAGACCAAAATTTCAATTCAAAGGTGACAATCCTATAACAATTGAAGGAGAAAGAACCGTGTTTCCCGGGTAGTGACTTCCCATATTCTGTCTTTCTGTTTTTTGTGGAGATATGGAGAATCGAACTCCAATTTATGATTTGCAAAACCATTGTAATGGCCGTTATACTATATCCCCAATTGTAGCCCCACCGGGAATCGAACCCGACTTTTTTGGATGAAAACCAAATATCCTTACCGATAGATGATAGGGCCATTTTGTATTACCAATATTTCAAATAACTTGTTTCTGTTTGATGGTACAAATGTAATACTTTATTTTATCCCAAAAAACTTTTAACTCTTTTTTTTTTCTTCTTCAGTTTCTTCTACATCAACTAAAATGTATTCTGACCCTAAGATTGGTGAATAAACCAATTCTAATTTTTGATACGTCGTATCGTTTGTTTCTTGTCCTTCCATCTTTAAATTTGTTTCGACAAAGGTAATCATTTTTTTCAAACTACCAAACATAATGTAAAAAAAAAAATCCACCTCTTTTGGAGATGGATTTTATTATATTATTAATTACTTAACTATACATCATACCATCTCCGTCCAAGTTGTATCTCTACCCTCGGCACCTATCGTAAGTAATAATGTATTTAAAGTTTGCATTTGTTGTGTTGTTATGTTTTTTTAATAAGTATATGCTAGTTTCAGTAAAAGTCAAATAAATTGGTAAAAAATAAAAAAAAGTTTAACAACCCCGCCCTTGGGTCGTAGCGGGCTACATGGGAATTCCGGAATTGGTCGTGTTCCTCACCGGCGTACTAGTCCTTATCTATCCTTTACCGTATTTCTACGGTGCTACTGTTGGGAGGTCACCCCTATCAACACGCCTAGTCCATTAGTTTTTTAGAGTATGGACACCCCGGTTGTTAAACTTTTTTATTTGTATTCATAAATTACTTCGTCAGGTTCTTTAGACCATTCCATATGTGAACATAACTCGGGTCTTTGAATATTATGAGTTTTAATAAACTCTTGTTCTAATGGTTTTTTGGTGTAGTAGTTTTTTGTACTTTTTACTAATTTACCATTTTCATAATAATCAATTATAAAATAATATTTTTCTAATTTCTTAGTAGTTAATCGTCTTTTAATTGTTCCCGTGTAATTTTGTGGAACTTTTATCTCCATAATTTATTGTATTTGATTACAGTCATTTAATATTCTCTTACATAACGGCGATTATCGCCGGTATTCACCGTATTGGTAAACTTTTTGTGGAATATTTGGGATTCGAACCCAGGCCTCGCGTCGTCTGACGCTTGCACATCCTTATGTGCTTTTATCCCAATTTCTTCAGGAGAGACCCCCAAGGGATAACCATAACGGAATTACCCTTGGCTCACTCTCCGTCTTCTTGCACAACGCCAAGGACTCGAACCCTGAACTTTGAGGTTGGAACTCAAAATGATACCATTTCACCAACGATGTATTTTGTAGTCAGGAGAGGAATCGAACCTCTCTACAGGGAGCTACCCGTCATCCATGACCTTCCATCGGACTCGAACCGACCTTGTATCCAACCTGACCATTAAAAAACACCCGACCTGACCTGCCAGATAGTACGTGTCGTAGCGCTTTCGTTACGTAGCGGGTGTTTAATATCCTATTTTATCTTTAATCTCCCATTGTTTTTCAATAGAGATTCTTTCAATCTTTTCCACCGGAACAAATCCGTCAAATCCACTCTCTTTAACATCCTCAAAATGTTGGATGGTTTCCAAATAAAAATTGAAACTATATCTTACATATTGGAACTTTTCACCATCCCAATAAGCGACGTGGTTGTTTCTACAGAAACCATTGTACCACCCTTCAACCATTTCACTCTTTGGTATCATAATTTATAATTTTTAGAAAAATAAATAATCTTCCCACTCTTTTGGGACATAATGAACTTGTTTTATCATCATCAAGTAATGTGGTCGTCTTGGTTGAGGTATTTCTTTCCCATATTCCTCTAATGTTAAATTGGACTTCTCACTATTACATTTTTTACAAGCCGTTACCAAGTTGTCCCACGCATCTTTACCTCCTTTAGATTGTGGTATTACGTGGTCTAATGTTAATGTCTTACGATTATCACAACCACAATAAACACACTCATAGTTATCTCTACGATAAACATTTTCTCGGCTCAAAGGAACTTTATGAATTGGTTGATTCACATATTTGTAAACCCTAATAATTGATGGTTTTTTGATATCCAATTCAGGATTAATCAGACTGAATGATTCCGGATGTTCGGCAACGACACTTGCGTTACCCTTATAAGTTATTACAAAAGCTCTTTCAGTGTTTATGATAGACCTTGGCATATAACTTGAATCCAAAACCAATGTTTTTCCGTACTTACTCACGACTTTTGATTTATTAGTTAAACATTTTTTTTTGTACCCCCTGAAGGTAATGCTCCTTCTTCCCGATATTAAAAGTATCGTGCTTCACTTTAAAGCCTAGAGGGCGTTTGAGCTCATTTTGTTCTGTTATTTGGCTCAAATTATAACTAATTTGAACTTAATAATCAAACTCTGTGAGCCACATTTGTCGGGATAGCAGGGGTCGAACCTGCCGCCTCTTGGTCCCAAACCAAGCGTCTCACCCCAAGACTATATCCCGAATTTTTGTTTGCGGAGAACAAGGGAATCGAACCCTCACCGGTTTTACCCGGAACATCTTAGCAGGATGCCACTACAAACCAATATTAGACTATTCTCCATTTTGTAGGATATCGCTTAACCTACGATGTTGATATCATTACACACCTTCGATATTACTATCAGCGATTTTTTTGTGTCCCCAAGAGGATTCGAACCCCACATCCTCAAGTCCGTAGCCTGATGTTCTATCCGTTGAACTATGGAGACAATTTGATGTCTTTCCATCAGTCATCCCTATTATTTGGTAAGGGTGGAACATCCTTGTAGTCAGTGTAGGATTTGAACCTACATTTTCAACAAAGGCCTTTATTGAAAAACTTACACTGTTTTTATAGAGTGGTGTCGTCCCACAGTAGCGTCTACCAATTCCGCCAACTGACCAATTTGAGGTTGAGAACTCCTCGTGTTGTGCAAGTATGAATAAATCCCACCCGACTATTTCATTCCCCTCTCACGGGAACAACACATTTTACTTCCATTGAGTTTTTCGGTTGTACTTCCAAGTTTTATGTTCTCTGTATTTGTGAGAAAATTGTCCTTTTCTGTAATGAACACCATCATCCCAATAAGGTGGGTATTCAAACTTTAACCAAATCAATCTGTAATCTTTTGAACAAGTTGCCTTGTTCAGTTTCATTCTGTTTGTGTTTACACTCATAATCTCTGAGTCCATTGTTTAGTGGACCTCAAAGATTGTCTAATACTTTTTTCATAACAATTTTACTTAATCATTTTTTCATCATACTTCTCAGGAGGTAAAATATCTTCCCATTTTTCAAACCCCAAAAGTTTTTTTACACTTTCCCATTCCGGTTGGTTAATTAAATTATTACAATATTCGTAATATGTGGGTTTGAACGATTCAAAAAATTCATTCTTAAACGATGTTTCAGTATTTTCTTCCATAACAATTTTTTATTTGGGTGACTAAGGAGAATCGAACTCCCATTTACAGAACCACAATCTATCGTGTTAACCGTTACACTATAGCCACCATATTTAAACCTATCAATGTGGGTTTGAGATGTACCCTTTTCAACCCGCTTTCACACCCATCACTCCTAAAGAGCTGTCAGTATCGGATACCACATTTAAGGTTTTTGTACTCTTGGAAGGAAT